GTAGTGCAACCGCAGCAGCGCATCCATGTATCTGCGCTTGACCACCCTGCCATCCGTGCCTAGCTGCAACATCCTGGCAAGCCGCGTCCACGGAGCCCCTCTTGCCTTGAAGGCAGCACTGTGCGCCACGGCCCAGACCAGCTTGCGGTCATCCTCATCCATCAAAATCGTTAGCTGCATGGCCCGATCATAGTCTGTGATCTGTCTGCTTGTAGGCTTCAGGATTGTCTCGCCTTCCTGTGTCCAGCCATAGCCGTGCCAGTCCAGCGGATAGTCCGGCCATGATGACAGCTTCTGTTTACGCATGGCTGGCGGCATGCGCCTGTCTGTTTCGGCTGCTGTTAGGAACAGATCATGCAATCCATTAACGTCGCTCATGCGCCTTCTCCATCTGTTCAATGAACTGCCGCTGTTGAAACTGGTTCCATTTCCAGTAGCGCTGCCGTGCTTCTTTGAACGCCTCTACAGACCAATCTTGCCTGCATCGACGCCAGACCTTGTCCTGCCTTGCAACCCACTTGTCTGCTTTGAATTTGGTGGCGACACACCTGTAATTGAAATTGGTGTGTTTGACTGATTGGCTTATAAGTCGTTGTATCTGTTCAGCTTGCAATTTTGTGCTTGACGGATTTTCGGCCATTGTTAAAATCATTTCTTAGCGCAGGGCTATGCTTCTCAAGCATGGCCTTTTTTGTTTTCACTTTTTAATTCATGTATTCGATAGCCTTCTGGCTTAGCGTCATGGCTTAGCTTAGTAACATAAGCTAGCTGTCGCGGACGGCTTCGCGCCGATTTCAAACCACAGATTTTGCACTCCGATTCGCACCATGTGCCACTGTGGCGTATAGATGTCTGGCAGACCACGCAAAGGCCCAGCTTCTCGCGCTTGGCAAACGTGCCATCACCTTGCTCAATCATGCTGCTTGCTCCGCATCCTGCACGGCTATGCCTTGTGCTATGTCTGCCAGCGCATCACGCAGATAGCCCAGCGTTAGCGTTCCTGGCTGGCCCTGTAGCCATGCAGGCAACGCCAGATGCGCTGCATCCATGCTGTCAAACCAGCGGCTGCTGTGACGCCTGACAGGCACGCCATACAATTCTGCAATATAGAAAAGACCGCGCCCGTCTTGGATCAGGCGGCTGATTTCACGATCTGCATCTGCCAGGGCTTCAGTGCGGGTCATAGCCATTTTACCACCGTGTCGCCCTGATGCCCCTTTTCCCAAATGAACCAGGCCAGAGCCATCATGCCGCCAGCACCACCGCTGTAATCGTCACCATTTTTCATCAGGCTTTGTCGGCTTGAGAAAACATGCACGCGCACAGGCGGTGTGTGTGCAAAGAATGCCTTGCGTTCAATGCCTTCAAGAAACTGTAGCTTCAACAGCATGGCGACCTTGCGGCTGGCCAACTGCGTGGCATGAGATGCCATTTGCAACGCCAGCTTCCCGTATGGCGGGTTGGTCACGATGTTGTCGCAACACTGCGTTTCCATCAGGAAATCAACACGGGGCGTGCCGTAACCACGATCAACCAAGTCTGTGCTTTGCACTGTGTAACCAGAATCTTTTAAAACACGGGAGATGTGACCCTCACCACAGCATGGCTCCCAGATATCGCCCTCAAACTGTTCAACAGACAGCAACGCCTCTGTGCTGGGCGCTGGTGTCGCATAGAAATCGTCCTTTTCACGATCACCGCGTTTGTTGTGACCGATGATCTGCAAACCGGCTTGTAAGGCTGCGTCATTCATCAGCCACATCCTCTACATAGCCCTGCCCGTCACAGGCAGGACACTCGCCGCTGCGTGTGTCAATGTATCCGCTGCCAGTCCTGTAATCAGGCCGTCCATATTCAATCTCGCAGACGCCCTGGCCCATGCACTGCTGGCATTCGAGCAGTTCTTCCCATAGCCCAGGGTGGCGCATGACGCGGACAGTGCGCGGTGCATCGAACTGATCCCTATCCACCTTCTGCCTCGCACATCTGCCGGATGATGTCGGCCTGGCTAGTGCCACGCAGATGCAGTAGCGGCTTTAAATACGCCTCTACATGCGCCAGGCGCTTGGCTGTGACGCAATAGACGCCGCAACACTTCAGGCGCTCTTGGATGTCTTTCTGGTTTGCTGACAAGCTGCCACCCTTGGGGCGCTTCAACTCAATCATAATCGGGCCTTTGTCAGCCGGTTCACGCCAGCCGTGGTCAGGCACAAAGATTTCGAGATCAGGCCAGCCAGCCTGCATGCCCAGCTTCTTCAAGCGCATCTTGTATGCAACGTGGCGCTTGCCCTCATTCGGGCTGTGATGCCAGACACTGCCCAGTGGCAGGGCGACCTGAAGCCAATGAACCACATACTCTTGCAGTTCATCTTCAGTCATCAGCATAAAAATCGTTAGGCGTTACCTCGCCAGCACTTAGCTGCACGATCTTACGCATGTTGCTTGCCTTGGGTATCAAACGCTGATCATGGCCCACAGGCAGGCACCAGCGGCGCACCACAGTCGCGTGTGCAGCGCCTACAAGCCTTGCCAACTCGCTGTAAGACCAGCCCTGACTCTCACGATATTCGTTTAATTGCATAACGTCATCCGTACCAAATATTTGTACTGACGTTATATGACTTGACCTATTAAGACAATAGGCTTACCTGTATTAGATGTTTGACTGTTTCCGACAAGGTGATACGATGAATATGCAAGAGAGATTGAAGGCTGGGCCAGTGGCACCAAACAATTTGGACAAGATGATCAGGCGCAGCGGCTTAAGAAACAATATGGTCGCTGAACTGAAGGGCATCCAGCCTGCTACCTTGTCACGCCATAAATCCGGCGACATTGGTATATCCCTTGGTGATGCGGAGGAGTATGCAAAGATACTGAACTGCACACCGCAACAGATATTTTTTGCCAGCCCTCCTATTCCTGTTCTCGCAGCCGTTTTACATTGGAATGACGATTGCACTACGCAGGCCGAAAAAAAAGCACCACTTTTGCTTGGCTCTCACGACGGGAAAAACCCAGAACTTATTTTAGGCCACCGTTTTGAGACTTCACGCATGTCACGATTCAAAAACAAAGCCATATATGTCCATGATTATTATTCTCAGGATACCATGTGCGTATATTGGGATTTGTCTGACAATCTGGACCATCCGGTTGCGTGGCAACACGGAAACATGGACATCGTGAACATTGACCCCATGCAGCGCGGTGTGGTGGACAAGGATTGTCTGGGCCATTACAGCATCGTCAAGACGACAACCAATAATCTGCTTTATGGAATTGTGTATCAGTCTGGACGCAACAGATACAGTATCCAAAGCAACCGATTTGGTTGCCACGAAAATGTCAAACTGGAGTGGGGTTGTCCGCTTATCAGTATGCTATTGCGTCCAGAGTTGCGCGAAATGCAGTGGGTTGACTATGATGTCACAGCTTACCGTGAGAAAATGATGACGCAAAATAAGTAATATTAAGTACCTTTAAAGAAAGTGTATTGACGGAATAAGTAAAGACACTTAAACCTTAGCAGGAAGGTATTTCTGTTGAGGTTTTTTTATGTCGCTACCACCGTCCATCAAATGGGCTGCTGACAAGCACTATTTTCATCACAGCAATCCGGCATCACGTCCAATCTGCCGGACATTGTTTGAAAAGTGTGTGATCCGTCCCAAGTTGTCCCAGGCTTGGCAAGTGGTGAAGGGCGACAAAGTCGGCGACGTACAGGCCGCAAAAGCTACAATAACCCTCTACAAAGATGACAACGCAAACATGCTGGCAGGGCGTGTGGTGCAAGACTGCGCCAACCTACATCTGATTGATGGCCACACCATTGAGGCTGTGATCCGGCAGGGCATGAGCCGCCTAGATGAATACAAGCCGCGCACCTGGGATGATGGCAAGGATGAACGCAAGCTGGCGGTCAACCGCACAGAATTTGCAGATGTACTGACCAATGCCATTGAAGGCGTAAAAGAAGCGCACGCACACTACGGGCTAAACCGGATTGACGGTGAATCTGAAATCTTCACCAATTTGTCTGGCCTTGAACTGCCTTACAGTGGCTTCCCAGATTTCTCGCGCCGCATCGAACTCAAAACAAAATGGTCAAGCGCTGCTGCCAACACCAAGTCTGGCAAGCGTGCTGCCAGCCTGCCCACACAGCCGGACTGGTCACACACTTGCCAGGTCGCAGGATATTGGGCTGGCACCGGCCTGATGCAAACCATCGTCTATGCCAACGCAAAAGATTACCGCGTCATGCACGCTGACAACAGCGACAGGCTATCCAACGAGGGGCTGCAAGCTGCCCTCAATCACATCACAGCCAAGTGCGCGATCCGCGAAAACATCCTGAAATCTGCCGATTCGGTGGAGCAAATGCTGCGCCTGATTGAACCAGATTTTGGACATATGTGGGCGTGGGATATGCGCCCAGAGGTTCTGAACGAGGCAAAAAAACTATGGGGATTCAGATGAGAAGAAACCTGTTGTGGCTTCACGTTGATGAAGCAGGCCGACCATTGCGGCCCTACAGCGTCTGGCGGGAAGCCTTGCGCGTGTGCGGCCTGATCATTGGCGCATTGTTTGGCGTCTTCAGCCTGTGGTGCTTCTTGGTGCTGCTTGACCTGGTGATGACATGAACGCCCAGCCCACATTGTTTGAAGCCATGCAGGCACCGCGTAACGAGCGTGAAGCACGGTTCTTGGCGTTCCACCAGGCCAACCCTGTTGTGTACCAGCTTTGGGATCGCTTCACCCGTGAGGCGATTGCCAAGGGCCACAAGCGCGTTGGCTCACAGATGATCATGGAACGCATCCGGTGGGAAACCACCATCAACATCATTGATGCACGGCCTGACGGTGAGGCGCTCAAGATCAATGATCACCACAAGCCGTATTACGCGCGGCTGTGGATGAA